GAATGGCATAGGTCTGACCGATACGGATGTGATCACCGTCCTCAACCAAGACTTTGGTCAAGCTGAATGCCAAACCGTAGACTTTGTAGAGGTAGCGTTGCAAGAACAATACACCACCAGATTGGTAGCTTACTGCCATGCCATCAGGCAACTCGGGAGCCGCGCCGAAACCGTACAAGACGGGTTCTTCGTGGTAGTTACGAGGAATGCCTTTTTGCTCACGGAAAACCATCTTCCATTCATCAGCACGCTGATTGTAAACGCCGTCAAAGACTTCGTTCAGGATTGGCTCAACAACGGATCGAAAGTCCGTACTACGCATTGGGGTAGCCATAATTTAGCCCTCCTTATACCGAGTTCACTGCGGCTTTGTAGTGGTGTTCGTTGATACGAACAGTCACAACAACATAAGCGTCAGTGAGGGAGTCGTTGATTTCATATCCAAAGCCAGTGATCTGGAATTGACCAGAAGTGGCTTGAATGGCGGTCAGGTAGGTGTTAGACAAACCTGTTTGGGTCGAGCCACCGGGCGAGGCAACAGTCCAATCACACTCTTCACCAACAGCCGTTTGAACGGTTGTGCCAGCGGAGGGGTTGTTGTACTGAACATCAAACAGTGTTTCAGGATCATCATAGACCCATGCAGTGATCTCTGTACCAGTCGTTCCAGAAGGAAAGAAAGGAGAGATCGTTGGTTTACCAGTAGCGTCCAAATACTGTACACCTGCGAAGATGCCCAGCAAAGAAACGCCGTCTGTAGTACCTGAACGAGTGCCGTCCGAAGTACCTAGTTGAATTACACCGTTGTCGGTTAACTTAACGGGATCACCGCTAAAAATGTTAGCCGCATAGGTGCTCGCGATTACATAGGCTTTTGGGCGCATCTGACCACTGTTGTGGAAAGAAGCACGAAAGCCAAAGGGTGCGCTAGTCGATGACATATTGCTCCTAATGGATTAAAAGGTTTCGTCAGGAAAGATCAAAAAGAGCTTCCCGCTGTTGTCCTATTTCCAGATTGCCATCTCCCACAGACAGCTTCGACTTAGATGCACGGGCTTGTTGCTCGAGGAATTCTGCGGTGTCGGTCAATTTCTCTTCCTCACGCAGTGGCGCATCGTGGTGCGCTTCCTTCATGTACGCCTCATAAAGAGACATGGGGAGCTTAAAAGCAAGCATCTCGTTCACCCCGATGAATCCAGACCAATCGCCAGTCTTGAGGGTCGCGTATTCCCAGCCCGGGATATCCTCGGGCTTCAGCGGCTCATATCCAAGACGGATGCGCATTTGTATAGAGTCACGAGGGTTAGTCGTGGTCAGCCAGCAACAGTGCCAGCCGGGGATTCTTGGCAGATCAGGCAGTGAAGACTGAAAAAACTGCTGACGGAACATCTCAATCCGCTCATTCTCGGTCACCTCGCGATTTTCCGTTACGGCGCGATCTGTCATCGCACGCCCCACGCGATTCTCTCCAGCGGATTTCTTCATTCGTTCGTCGGTCATTACTCGCTCCTTTCAGCGATTGAGAAAATTATACGACTTATTTGTTAATTTGCAAATAAATCAAGATTTGTTTAATCGATCATACTCTTGGTATCGCTTCACATACTTTGTGCGCAACACTGGATCATCCCAAACGCCTGCATCAATCAACGCTTGCTTGCGATCTGGGCTGACATAAACTTCTGTTTTACGGGTAGATGATGGCGCGTATTCACGACCTGACCCAACAGTAGGGCCACCACGGGCAACACGCTCTTCGCGGTCTGCCTTTGGTGCTTTGCCAAACTGCTCTGGCAAGCGGCGTGCAACTCGTGCCCGTAACTCATCCCAGTAGTCTTCACTTCTAGGATCGTGACCTTCCTTGTTCATGGCTTGGTCAATTGCTAAAACAATAGCTGATTTCTCGTCACCACCTTGGGGGTCGTACCACTTGTTCTCTTCCAAGAACTCTTTGGCATGCATCATCGCTCTGTCGTCCATAGGCTGTTGAGCCTGTGGCGGGCGCTGTGTAGCTTGTTGTTTCTGGTAGTTTAGTTGGTTAACCTTGGCAATAGCTTCGTCGCGGTAACGCATAGCCTTAGCTACATCTTCACCGTTACCAACCTCTACTGCTTTAGCAATAACTCGGTCAGCCATCTGAGCTTCATTAGCCGCTCTAGCAATCTGAGCATCAATTTGACCTAAGTCGCTTTGGAAGGCTCGTTGTTCTTGAGCAGACATGCGGCGCTCAAGTTCATCATTGCGTTTACGGAGGAAGTCCAATTCCACTTTGTCGCGGGTAATGGCTTTGTCTCGGCGGTCTTTGCGCTCGAGTTTCTCGAGTCGTCTACGCTCTCGAATAGCTTCTCGTTCTGGGTCATTGCCATCGTCATCTTCTTGTTTGGCAACTCTGTCGTCGCCACTGTCATCATCTTCATTTTCTTGTTCTTGTGGTTTCTCTTCGACGATAACTATCTCTTCTGTATCGTTTTCAGGACGCTCGTCTGTTTCTTTCATTACTTCAGCCATGGATCATCTCCTTTCAGATGAATGCTCGAACAGCTAGTGGATCGCCTTGAACGCGACCAATAATGTCCAAATCATTAAAAATAACAAATAAGGCTTTTTCACCAGTGGGTAGTTCTACTTCCCAGCGGTCACCGCCATATTTTGCGACACGAACAAAATCTCCGTCATTGCACCATGCACCTTCAGGCCAACTCGCCATCGTGTCTCGGTTCTTGAAGGCGAGGGGGCCAATTGCGATGACCTTTCCAACCTGTGTGTTCCACTTTTCAGTGTCACGAGAACCTGTGTCGATGATGATGCCACCTGCTGACTTTTGCATAGGGGTACGGATTTGGATCAGAACACGGCTTCCAAAAGGCTGAATGCCAGCTTCTACTGCTGGAAAAGCCTCTGCCAGTGCGTTCTCATAAGTCATTGTCACTATTTTTCTCCTCGTCAAGTAGTGATAACAGTACATTTACGGCGGCTTCGTAGCCTGCTACGACTCCGACACGATACCCGTACTCGAAGGTATTGCGTTCTTGGGGGCGCTTCAAAGCATCCAGCGCAAACTTCTGCTGGTCGGACTTGAGGCGGTTGAGCAGTTGCTCAGGAAAATTCACGCTGGAGTCTTGGGCGTAGAGGGTGCGCTAGGAACGGTTTGACCGTTGAGCTTCTCGCCAGCCGCCATGCGGTGGTGTTGTTTGACGAATGCGCCAGTCATGGGAACTGTGCCAGTTTTTGGGGTATCGGACATGTGAGTCTCCTAAGTTGGGTTACAAAAAAGTATCAATTATTACGGCCCGGGGTTAATCCCCGTGCCCGTACTCACCGCAAACTTCTCCCCAGTCGCCAGCTCCGTTGCCGCAAGCCTCATCGCTGTGTCGTTGTCCGCAGTGTTCATGCGCTCTCTGGCTTGCAATTCCACCAGTAAGCGTTCGTTCTCTGACATCTGGCGCATCTGCTCCTTCTGCATGTCTTCCTGATTCTTCTGCGCATCTGTCTGCGCTTCAATCTGAAGTTTCTGCTGTTCAAGTTGCAGTTTCGCCTGATCGATCTGAGCACGCTGTTGCATTGCCTGACCTTGCAGTTGCGCGTTCATCTGCGCAATCTCCATTGACTTGTCTGGTGGCATTGGTGGCTGTGGCTTGAACTGCTGAGCCACTTGGTCAATCTGAGCCAACTCCTGACCAAACGCACCAAGTTGTTGTTCAATAAACTGCTGGACTTGCAAGATCACTGCGACCTGCTCGTCTGCATCTTCTTGAATCAAATCTTCGCGTTGAGCCATGTCCACAGCGTTGTGAGCTTCTACAAGGTAGTAGTTCAGCAAGTGGTCACGCAGGTGCGTGGCAATAGGGTACATGAATGTCCGTGCAATCACTGGGTTGCTACCAAACAGGGGTGACTTCAAGAACGCAAGGTGGGTCTTGAGGTGAGCCATGTGGTCTTGCTTGGGGATCACAAAGACTGGGCGACCCATGGTGGCGGCGACATTCTCGCTGACGGGGTCTATGTCCTCAGAGCCGGGCTGTGCCTGCAACACCTCATCCGCACTAATCTTCAAATTGCGCAGGAACATCTTCTCCACATTGCGCTGGTCATACATCTGGGGCATCACTGCCGCCCTCTGCATGATCGCCTGAATCTGTGCGAATCGTTGTGCTTCACTAAAGATTGCTGGATCGCTGACAGGGATGACATCCATCGGGCCATCAAAGTCAGAAGGCTCAATGTCCAAACCAGCCTCGAGCGCCTCTACATCTTCGTCTGTCAGGTAGGCTGAATTGATGCGGTGCAATATCTTAAACACACGCGCCATCGATGAGTGTAGGCGTGAGTGAATAGATGAGAACACCACCATACCCTGCTCAATGAGGGCAAGGGTTGTGCCCACAGGGGCGTTAGGGTTCTGGTCGCTCAGCTTCTCAAAGGAGGTCTGGACAACGCCCTTGCCTGCGTCCACCAAGAAGCCAAGCAACTGGAAGAGCACAGCGGAGGGTGGGTTGAAGGGCATTGGCATGGCGATCTTGCGGACATCGTCCACGAGTGCGCCGCCTTCCATCTCCACGACTTCGGTGGGCTGGAGGTTGATGGTCTGACCGCCGGGGCCACCCTTGAGCTTGAGCAGTGTCGGAATGTTCTGTATATGCGCACTATCCATCAGCGCCCTCAGAGCACCCGTAGCCGCCCCACTCAAGCCACCAATCATGTGCGTGAGGCCAATTGGGTATGCACCACGCCATGGCACGAACCCAAACTCCACAATCCAGTCTAGCTCTTTGCGGTAAGTGTCGTCTGCTTCCCAGTTACGGTACAGCGACAGCGCCAGCCCACTTGACTTGTCCACGCTTAGGATGTAAGGCTCATCGCCATCACCAAAGTCTAGGTAGGTGTAAATCTCAAAGATTGTGCGCAGGCCATCCTCGTTGTAGGAGGACTCCTTGCGACCTTCGATCTTATCGTTAGCTTGGGTTGACTTACTGTACTCAGGCTCATCAGCCACGCCAACATCGACATCGCGGTACATGCCAGACTTGACCCTGCGCATGTATTCCATCTTGGTTACATACTGGACATGGGTCTTGCGCTCTGCGCTGTAGAAGTTAGTCGCGGCCCT